TTTTCAGGTTCGTCTAAAGGATTTCTTGGGGCACTTCCTTTAGGTGCTTTTGGCATTTTATGTGTTTCTGGTTGTACAACTTTAACGCCGTTTGGCAATTTGTAATCTTCTAGTGTTGTTTTACTACGGCCAACACCTAATCTTGCTCCTCTACTATCGCCATCATTGGCAATAGGAGACATTGCTTCAAGTGTAGTTTGGCTGCGACCTGCGCCTAAGCCAGCACCGTTAACGTCAATTCCTTGTGTTGATGGAATATCAGCTTCTTTGACTTTCTTCTTGTTCTTATTGTCGAGCATACCGCGTTTGTTAACAGTTGCCCACGCAATATTTTCAGCATCTTTTTTACTTTTGCCTGCGTCACGTTCTGACTTAGCAATGTGTTTAACCATACGATCAACTTTTGCGCCTTCTTTCATAGCAGCGCCTTCACCTTTCTTCCAACCACCTTTTGCTCTTAAAGCAAAATTGATTTGACGCATTCTTTTTGCTTCTTTACTATCTTTGTGATGTGGGCCTGATTTCTTTAATTTAGCAAGCATTGATTTTAATTCTGCTACGCTTTTTCCTGCATATTGGCCGGTTTTTTCGATCTTAGCATCACCTGCCCATTTTTCATCAACTTGTTCTTCGCTCATTGGATTTTGAGTAGCGTTTGTATTACTTGTGTTAGGAGTATTACTTGTGTTACTTGTATTTGGAGTATTACCTGTTGACCCTGTTGTTTGAACAATTTGAACATCTTTTGGATCAAGATTTTTAATCATGTTTTGAACAGCAGGATTACTGCTTGTTACAAACCCAGCACCTGCTGTTTTATTTTGAGGATTTAATACAGGAAGTGGTTTTTGACCTGGAGCAATACTTCCTTCTTTTAAATAGTTAGCATCGATATGATCGAACCAATCTTTTAAAGATTTTTTCTTTTTCATATCATATTCCATATCTTTTTTGACTTTTTTACCAGCACGTTCGGCTTTATCGTCATCTTTACCTTTATGACCTTCATCGTATTCAATATCTTTAGCAACTTTCTTTGCTGCTTTTTCTGCTTTGTCATCTTTTTCTGCTGTTGATTCAGCTTCATTAACAATTGTTAACCAATCTTTGAAGTTCATAATAATTCCTTATGCCTTTGCGCCAGTTTTTGGTTTAGCTGGACGTGAAATATTTGTCATCGGGCTTTTATCGCCTAATTTTTTGTCGTCTAAGTAAGGTTTAAATGGATCAAATGCGTCTTTAGTTTCTTTAGCACTATAATTCATTGTAATCTTATCGCCTTTAGTTTGATCTTTGATGCTGTTTAAATATGAATTACTGTAATCTTTACTTGCTTTTTTAGCATCTAATGTTGAATCTTCGCCTTTTGTAGTTCCTACTACAGGACTATGTTTCATTTGATTCTCATATTCTTCCATTTCTTTATCAATACTATCATCATATTTGCTATCAACAACTCTTACCATGTTTAAATTGTGGCCCAATAATTGTGCCATTTGTTGAATCATTGGTTCAGTAGCTGGATAACGAAAAGTAGCTTTAATAATACATACACGTTGATTTTCTAAATCAGGAAATCCATATGGGGTTTTTTGAACTGGAGTATATTTAGGTTTACTAATCTCTACTGGATCGAACTTGTTTAAATTGTAAGTAAAAAGTTCTAAAAAATTGTCAGTGACATCACCGGCAATTTTGATTGTATAATCGTATGTGTGTACGCTTTCTGCGATGTATTGTTTTAAACTTTTCATAATGAATTCCCTATATTATATTTATCACACTTCTTTATTTTTATTGCTTAGAATTTGCAGCAATTCATTGCGATCAAGTTTTTTGCCTTCCCCTAATGGGGTATTGGCAATTTCTTCATTCTTGTTGGCATTTTTTTGATCTAATGCTGCTTTTTTAAGCTGTAATTCTATCATTTTAAGTTTTTTGTTTATTTTAGCTGTTTTAGCTGTAATAGCATGACCTAACAAGTTGCCCGCTACACTAAATATTTCACTGCTATATCTGCTATCTGTCTGCATACCCAAATCCATCAAGTCTTTATAGCTAGCTGTAGCCATACGTGCTAACTCATCCATTTCACTGTCACTTGCTTCTAACCCACGTACCTGAGGTAGTGCGTTTTCAATCTTTTCTAAATTATCCAAAGCAGTTGGGGTAATGTCATTTTCTGGAATAAGTTCAGGGGCTGTTTCTTCAACAGAGGGACTAAGGTTAAATAATTCTTCTAATTTGCGGTTCATCAACTATTTATTGAAATTTTAAGGTATTACTTATAAAAGTTTATCTTGCTAATTAACTCGTAATCTTCAACATAAAAATTAATAATATTATTTTTAATAGTCTTATCATTTTCAACAAAATCTAATACTTTAAAGTATATGTTTTTTTGATGGTTTACTTTATGACTGTTTCTATGTAAATTTGTTAGCTTTTCTAGGTTCCATGTTTCTTTTAAAAATTTAAAATACTTATCTTCCCAGGTGTCATCAAGGTAGAAGAAAGTTGTATTATCTGTTTCAACTTGTTCTAGAAAAGATTTTTGATGTGCGGTATGACAGTCCCAGATAATCTTTTTACTCAATAATTTTAATAAATATGGAGTTATTTCTTCATCAGGATATGCTCTAAAAAAATAAGTTGTTACACCTGACACCCATCTTTCAAAAGGATCTCTTAACGTTACAATGAAATTTAAGTCAAATTTTCTTTCTATTATAAAATTGTTATTTCTTCCATCTGACATATGGTTTAAGTAAAAAATTGATTTAGACAAAGTAGAAGCATTTTTTGGAATAACAATGTATCCAAAATTAGTGTGTTTGATAGGAATATAATTGCCTGGAGTATGGCCATAATTTCTTTTTAAATTATATTTTTTATAATCTAACCTATCAATTTTCATTTTCTGCCTTTATAAAACAAATCATCTTCTGTAATAACTCTAAAAATAAATCCATGTTGTTTACAGTAAGCTTTGGCGGCTGCCCATTTTACATGATTAAGTGCTACTACCGCTCTGTCTCTGGCATTAGATACTTTACTTTCAATTATGCTTTGCTTTTTGGGTTTAATTTCTATTATTTCAGCAATTTGTCTACCTTTGGCATCTTCATATAATACAAAAAAGTCAGGTACATAAACAGTGCCTTTACCAGTAAAAGGATTTCTATAAGGAACCTTAATTGCTTCACTAGCCCACTTTAATACTTTGTCGTGACTATCACAAAATATCATAAAACTTAATTCCCAGCCACTGCGATAGTATGGCTTGTGTGCGCCAATATATTTTTGTGGATTTTTAGGAGTGTAAAAACTCTGAGCAAAACGCGCCATTATTGTACCACATTTCTAGCTACTACAGGATTTGGTTGTGGTATTACAGTAATACCGTATAAAGAAACTTTTGATTTAAAACTATTTAAGTAATAGCACAACAGACTATTAACATTAATTAATGTTTGCTGATTACTATTAGTAGTTTGTTGAAACTGTTGTAATAATGTTAACACAGGTATTCCTGTATTTTGTGCTATGTAAAAAAATAAAAATGTATAATTTTGAGCAATTTGCTGACTACTACAAACTGAGTTAAAAAATCCATTTACCATATCAAATTCACTGAATGGTACACTTAAATCTACATTATAAAAATTCTCAAAAATTTTTACAGTTGTATCTATTTGAAAATTATTGTCGATTGTTACTGCCATGATTATGGTCCTGTTGCTTGCGTGCCAGCAGCTGGTGCGGATTGTACAGCATTAATTGTATAATTTGCTTGAATATTAGTTGGTACAGTAGATGTTGGAGTAACTCCACCTAAGAGAACAGGTGATGCCACAAATGATACTGGGTAAGGTGTCTGAGAACCTGCTGATATTAGACCAGGGACGGCTGCTGTTCCTTCTATACCTGGACTTTGTCCTGCTGTTGGGAATAATGATATTGTTCCTGTTGTGTTAATAACGGCAGGTGCTGTATTATTAATATTTTGAAGTGTTGGTGGCAATAATGTAGTAGTAGAACCTGGAAGTAATGTGCCTGAACTATTATTGCCTAATAGTGTGCTTGCGTTGCTATTAGCTAGTAATTGATTTAAGGTTTGCTGATTAACATTTGATGAGTATTGAGTAGTTGTTGGGCCGGCTGGTGGATTAGGTTGTATTGTGCTTTGTCTTTGAAGTGGGGTCACGCTTCCTCCTACTGGGCCTTGTCCCATACCATTTGGACCTATAACTAAACTTTGAGTTCCATCTGGTGTAATTGGACTTAATCTTCTATCATATGTAGATGGATCACCAAACCCTGTAGCGATTGCGCTAGGATTAGCACCATCAATTGATCCTTCATTATAGACAACAGTTTCATAATCTATTGTCATATTATTTTTCATTGTACCATTGCCTTCATCATAATTGTAAGTATCATGTGAATAATTAGTAATTATCGGATTAATTAATGTATAAGATAAAAAGTTGTGTCTATTAATTCCAAACACTGTAATGTTATTAAAGAAAGGTTGTTTTAATACTGCTTGTGTAGTTGGATTGTTTGTATCACCTATATAGCCCCAATTATTAGGTTGAGGTAATTGATCTCCAGGAACATACTGTGTTTTTAGTTGATAATTTGCGTTTGTTATAAATTGTCCTTGCCCACCATTTGGAGGAGAAAAGTAACCATTGCTTGCTGTACCTGGACTACCACTAAATTGAACACCTGGTATTGATCCATCATTATAATAATATGTATAATATGCTGCCCACATTTTAGCTATATTGTTACTACTATCATCGTGGAAAACTATTTGTACTGGATTATAACGTATTTTTGTTTGTACAATTCTTTTTCTATTGTATTGATTTAACACATGTGTGTCAAACTTATATGAAGGAAGCTGTATTTGATTTACTAAAACACCAAATAAATTATTAGTAGATGGAGGAACAAAATAGACACTAGGGTTAATGTCAAAATGAACGTGAAATAAAAATTTTAGTTTAGGAGCGTTGGCATATGAACCTGTTCTAAAGATTTGACTGGCATGCCACCAATCACCTAAAACTTGAGATTCCTGCCCGCCTAATAAACCTTGAAGAAACCCATATGCGAATGAGTTTTCTAATTGTTGACCTAAATATCCTAAAGCCATATTATTAAATCCTACTCACAGTATTTATGCGAGTAGGATTTATGCTAATTATAGACTATTAAATTACGCTACCAATACCAGTTGATGAATCTTGAGGAGTTGATGGAACTCTCAATACTGATTCATTACCTACGCCACTTAATGTTCCATTTTCAAGTTGTACTGCGTTATCGTAACGTAGTGTTAATTGAATTTGAACGACATCACTTGTTGCGTAATTAAGTGTTTGGTAGTTAGCACTTTGAATGAAGCAACCATAAAGTTGCCATTCTTCTAACACTGTTGGGACATATGCGCCGTTGCCACCGTCAAGTACTTGAATGTTTGTTTCAAATTTATAATCTTGACCAGCTGCTGCTGAAGCTTGTTCAACAAAGTTAAGTTGTTTCTGTAACTGTTCGCCAATTGCTGTTGATACTGTACCTGCTGCGTCATCACGAATGGTCATACTTAATGTTTGCCATGTGTGTTTACCAGCAAGATAAATGCGGCTGTTATAAACGTTCATTGTGATTTCATCAAATGATAAGTTTGGACGAGCGCACTCCATTACTTGTTTAGTTAAACTTATACCAGCATCGTTGCTTACGCCAAGATTGATAAAGTTTACTCTAAATCTAAATTGAAGTTTTGGCATCAACAAGCCTTGATTGCCGCCTGCGTTGTCACTTGCGACAGTCATGTTGAACAATGATTGTGAGGCTATTGCCATTTTATTTTCTCCTAATATACTTATTTATCTGGACACTATTTCTAATGCCCAGATGCTTTTATTGTTGCCCTGCGTTGTTACCTAATGTACCTGTAGCTAAGACTCTAACTGGAATATAGATAAATTCAGCAGCCTTGACAGGCTCAATTGCGCAATCTACCCATAACTCATTAGCATCAATTCTAGCAGGTGTGTTGTTTGAACTATCGCAAACTACAAGGTAATCATAGATACCACGTTTTGCTACTAGATCAATAAACAATGATTGTATTACACCGGCTATTGCTTTTTGTGTAATAGTGTCATTTGGTTCGAACACGAATGGTCTTGCTGCTATTGTTAATGTTCTGCGAATATAACAAATTAATCTAGCTACGTTGATTCTATCAAGTGAACTATTTGATTCAAAACTTGTTTTATTACCAAAGTTTAACAATCCGTTACCTGTGAAGTACACTAATGGATTTATATTCAAATCATAAAGTGTATCACGAATACCCTGACTTGTTCTTACTGATATAAATGCGCCTGTTTGAGCATTAATATAACCAATAGAAGAAGCGTTGTTAATAAGACCTCTACGTGTACCAGCTGGTGCTAACCATGGATAAGCCACTTGGTCATTGTACAAGAATGTACTTAACATCATGTGACTTGGTGGAACAGCAACTAAATTACCTGCGGTATCAGTTGTAAGACCACTTGGATAGAACAAGCCTAAGTAAGTGTCACGTGTAACTAGTCCATCTACACCAGTGCTTGAAGCATCTGCTGTATTGTTTGCCCAGTTAGCAAGTGCTGTAGCGTCATTAGGCAATGTCATTGGAGTGTCACCAATGATATAGCTTGTTTGACCTCTATCAACGTTTAATGCTATCATATCTGGTTGCAATTCAGGATAGTTAGGTGTTGCTTGTAAATTGAAGTAGTTGTCTTCATCACGAATGTCTTGGTTTGTTGAAATTGCTGATTTTAAAGCTTTTACAACAACTGCTCTTTGAGCATAAGCACCCATATATGGACTACCGTTTTCTTGATTACCGCTTACTGTTAACCATGTATCAGTTTGTGTTGGCAAACTTTGATTTGGGAAGCTAGCAGCGTTAAAGTAATTTACAGCATAAGCTTTTACGTTATAACCTGAACGTCTTGTATTCCATAATAACATACCTACTGGATATGTAGCTGATTGTGGGGCATCCAAGTCAACATAATTGCTTGTTAACAAACTTTGAATTGTTGGGATTGGATCAATCGCTGGATTTGTATCTCCATTGCCTGCCCAACGTGCATCTTGGAAAATAATGCCTGATGAACTTGTGCCATCTGTATTACTAATAGCTACCCACTGATCCATGCTGTCCATATTTTGCCAACGATATACAACTGGATAATCAACTAAGTTAGCTGTATCAATCCATAGATCGCCATAACTTAATGCTGTTACGCCGTCACTTTGTGTTGTTGGTTGTGTTGCACTAATGATTGGACCATTAGGGTCTGTGCTGTTGCTACCGGTTGGTGTTGGGAAACCATTACTATCGTAGTTTTGATTTCTATAACCACGCCATTCGCCATTATAATTTACCATGATGTCAACTTGTGTTGGATCACTGTAATACCAATATTGACCATTTGCTGGAGCAACTGTTGGTTGTGCTAAACTTGCTGTGTAAGTGAATGGTACCCAGCCGCTCATTTGAACGCTGTATGTTGTAGCAGCTACACCTGAACTATAAGCAACTTGTGTGACAACACCTGAGTTAACTTTTACAACTTTAACGACTAAGTTTGTGCCACTTGCGCCACCAATGTCTGTGTTTAAGAATGTAACTGTATCACCTACAGCATAACCTGAACCAGGGGTAGCAAAACTTACTGTATTAACTATGTATTGACCA